CTAACACAGATAAAAAAACAAATTATGATGTCGCTTATGACGGATCTGAACTTAGATATAAAAACAAAACCACTGGCAAATATATAACAAAAAGTGCTTATAATGCTTTGCTTTCGTTTGCTACAGGCGGGTCTTTTGAGGTTTCCAGTGGGGCTACCAATGATAGTGGTTTAATAAGAGTAAATGCTAATGAGGTTGGAACCATATTAAATACTTCTCAACAAAGAGATGCAGCACCTTTGGTTTCTTTATTTTCTTCGATTATGAAAAATACAGGATATTCTTCTACTCCCAATAATAATGTTGGAGGAGTTGGGGATATTAGTATGATATTCAATATAGCTGGAAATCTTGATAAAGCAGTATTGCCAGATTTGAAAGAAATGATATCAAAAGAATTAAACAAATCTTTAAATCAAAGAGGTCAATTTAGAAACGCATCGAGATTTAGTACGGGTTAGATTAAAAGGGATGACTAATCATCATCCCTTTTATATACAAAAGGAGGTTGAAATTGTCTTTTTGGGGCAAAAGTTTTAGCTTTGACGGTGTTCCATCAGAGGGATATGACTTAAGATTATTTGATCCTCCAGATGGTGGGGGAGGAGTAAAAGAATCTCCAGCCGGCTCAGATGTTGAAATCAAACAAGCATGGATATATCGTAGACCAAAAGTTTATCATTTTGGGAATTATCAAAACACACCTCTTGAATTTGATTTATATGCAGGAAGTTTTGATCCTATGCGCGGTGTAGATAGAAGTAGAATTGAAAAATGGCTAATGGGAAGGGGAGGATATAAAAAACTTCAAATTACACAAGACGATATTCAAGATGTTTATTATAATGTAATTTGCACTTCTGCAACAAATGCTTTTGTTGGTAATGTTCAACAAGGTATAAGGTTACATTTTGTATGCGACAGTCCATGGGGATATACATTTCCAAGGATACTAACACAAACTTTTACTGGAAATGAAATTAAAAATTTTAATTTAACTTTTTATAATGATAGTGATAACTATGGTTATTTAAAACCTATTGTTTCTTTTACATTAAATTCAATTGGAAATAGTTTTGCTATTACCAATCTAAATGATATAAATTCTAATGGGGATCCTAATATTTTTTCTTTTACAGGAATAACTCCGGGAGAAACAATAACTGTTGACAATGATTTAAAAACAATCGTTTCTAGTACTGGGCTATATCGTCTTGATAATTTTAACAAAAATTGGTTTAGATTAGTTCCAGGAGAAAATGTATTGAATATAATTTCTGGAATAGGAACTTATACCATAACATATTCTCTTGCTAGGAAAATAGGTGCATAATAAAAGGAGGCAATAATGCAAGCGGTTTTTGATTATTTTGGAATGCCAGAAGAAGTTACTCCTATTTTATGCAATCCTTCGGGGAGCGCATTATATGCATTGGGAACTATTTATGATCGTAAAATTCAACTTCGATATAACGCACTTTCAACCTTTACATTTACCGCCCCTTATTTGATAAATGGCGAAAAAACACCTTATTATACCTTTTTAAAATGTAAGCGTTTGGTTTATATTGATGATGTTATGAACTTTGTAATAACCAATGTTGAAGAAGAAGGGGATGGTGTTGAAAGATATAAAACGGTAACGTGTTCATCTTTAGAAGCATTATTAAATTATAAAAAAATAACATCACTTAGTGCAACTTATAAATTTTATGACGTTATTCCCGTAAGTGGCTCTCCATGTTTAATGTCTACAATTATATCATATTTGCCAGGTTGGACAATTGGTACTATTGATGCTGATTTGGCTTTATTATATCGCACATTTGATATTAGTGATAGTACATTATATGCATTTATGATGACAGATGTGATGGAGGCTTACGATTGTGTATTTGTATTTGATACTATAAATAAAACAATAAGTGCCCATACTGTAGCAAATGCAACAACCGATACAGATATTTATTTATCTCATGACAACCTTATTGAAAATATAAAAATAGAAGAAATGGGGGATGAATTAATAACTTGTTTAACTGTAAAGGGTGGTGGGGATTTATCAATTAATCAAGTGAATCCTTTAGGAACAGATAATATTTATAATTTCAGTTATTATAAGACAACAGATTGGATGTCGCAAGATTTAATTGATGCATTAGATGTATGGGAAGCATTGGTTATTGCCAATCAAGCATCATACGCTTCATTATTAACAAATTTGCAGGATTATAATGAAACTTTAATAACACAAAATTCTGATTTAACAGATTTGAATGGAGAATATGAAAGTTTAGAAAATATTAAGTTGGTTAGGGGACAACAAGGATTGGATGTAACTGAGATTAATGCACAATTAGCAGCCAAACAAGTTGAAATAGATGCACAAGAATTAGCAATTTCACAAATCGAAACATTAATTGAAGATGTAACTGCAAGTTTAACTGTAATAAACACAACCTTATCATTTGCTTCTAATTTTACTACTGCTCAACTATTAGAACTTGATTCATATATTATTGGTTCTACATATCAAAATGAGAATTTTATTCAAACTGATATTATGACTAATTCTGAAATACAGGATCAGGCACAACAATTATATGATCAAGCAATAGTAATATTAGCTAAAATATCACAACCTAGATATGAATTTTCTATAGAGGCCGTAAACTTTATTGCCCTACAAGAATTTTCAACATTTACAGATCAACTAGAATTAGGTTGCGTAGTTACATTAGATATAGATAGCGGATTAAATCTTCATGAATTTAATTACATAAGTAATTCTGGAAGTAGTACTTTAATATATCCAGTATTATTGGGTATAGATATGAATTATGACGACCCAGAAGAATTTAGTTTAATTTTTGGAAATAGACTTAGACTAGATGATAGTAGTTTTCAATTATCTGATTTGATGGGAGAAAGCACAAAATCGGCTATAAGCACATCATTTAATTCACAAACATGGAGTTCATTTAATAATAATTATAAGGATGACGTTTCTTCTGTTTTAACCAATTCATGGAATGCTGCTCTTAATAATATTATTAGTGGAAGTTCACAAGATGTGTTGATTAATAAAACTGGCATTAGAGTAAGATCTTCTACTGGAATTGATACATATGGGGATCAACAAGTTTGGATAAATAATGGTGTAATTGCTTTTACTGACAATAATTGGGATTCAGTAAAAATGGCTTTGGGTCAAGTTACAATTGGAGAAAATTCGTTTTTTGGATTGTCAGCACCAGCATTAGTGGGAAATTTATTGGCCGGGAACTCTTTAATTATAACTAATGAAAATAATACATTTTCTCTTGATGGCGCAGGAGCAACTTTAACTGATGCGACATTTACACTTACAACATCAAATGATGCTGGCAAAATATTATTAGATCCAACAAATGGAATAAAAATTCAAAAAAATGTTGGTGGTAATTGGACAGATACATTATCTATGACAACCGCTGGAGATTTAACCCTTATTGGTAATGTCACTGCGACTACAGGTGCTATTGGTGGTTGGAATATATTATCAGATAGGTTAAGTGATAATCTCGGTAATTATATTCGTAGTGATGGATATATAAAATTAGGTGCATTAACTATAACACCAACCTCTGCCACTTTTGATGGAACTATTCGTGCTGATAAATTATACGGAACTGTTAGTTATAATCAGTTAACCGATATTCCTGCTGAAAAAATTACTTCTGGATATATGAGTGGCAATAGAATTTATGGTGGAACTATTAGTTGGCCTGGTGCAACAATGGATACTAATGCTTATGGCACACCAAGAATTATTGGAAATACAGCTATACAACTATTGGTTGGTTCTTACGGAATAACCATTGGAAGTTCAAGTATTATATTAAATGCTTCATATGTTTACACTGCATCTGGCGTTAGTTTTTATACATTAGGAAGTATGATGGCATATGGATCATTTACCGCAAATTCCTCAGCCTATTTCAATGGTGGAATTACCGCCGGAGGTTATGCTGGAAAATCAACTCGTCGATATGTGAAAGATAGTGCAGGCGCAACCACATCGTTAAATTTTGTATATGGAATATATGTTGGATTGTAATATGGATTATACGGAAAAAATAAATAATATTTTATTATGTCTAGAGCAAGTGTATATACATGGTCAAACTAATGTTTTTTGTATGGCAAATGCAATAGGAATTTTACACGAAACTCTAGACATATTGAGAATTGAAAAAGAAGAATTAGAGAATTTACATAAAACCACAATTTCATGTAAAAATGGAGATATCAATGAACAAAAAAAAGTTGATACAAGTTTATCAATTATTGAATCAAATTAGCGTACAAGGTCAACAAAGTGTTGTTTCTCTTGGCGTTGCATTAGAAACTTTACAAAATTTGTTACGAGAAATTGAAGAAGAGGAAAAAGAAAATACCATTGCAATAAATAATAAAAAGGAAAATAAATAATGGCTAAAACTTTTTCTAATTTAGTTATAAATAATCTTGAAGAGTTTGATTTTATAGGTGGACAAGACGAAGTCTTAACATTCGAAGTATATAGTGGAAGCGGGGTAAGTGCCTCTCCAACAGACTTATCTGGATGTACTTTATCTTGGGTCGCAGCGCCTTATGGGAATCCGCAATATGCTATATTGACTGTTGCAGGAGTTTCTTCTGGATCTTATCCAGGAAATATTTTCACAGTGACTATTTCTGGTAGTAGTACTGCAAATTTGTCTGGAAGATATACACAGCAACCTGTAATAATAGATATATCTGGACAAGAATTTAGGCCTGGTCAAGGTTCTTTTATAATAAATTCTAAAATAGGTGCTTAAATGATTCGTTGTGGAATTTATTGTATAACTAATATTATTAATAATAAAAAATATATTGGTTATTCTCAGGATATACATAGAAGATGGGTTCGGCATAAATGCGATTTGCGTAAAAATGGGCACGATAATTCTTATTTTCAAAGAGCATTTGACAAATATGGCGAAGGAAAATTCGTATATAGCATTTTAGAGGAATGTTCCAAAGAATTATTAAGGGAAAGAGAAGTTTATTACATTAATAAATATAATTCTAATGATCCAATATATGGATATAATTTAACTGCTGGTTATGATGGTTCTGGAAGCTTATCTCAAGAACATAAAAATAAGATAAGGAATGCTGTCAGAAATAGAAAGCTAAATAAAGCAAATGGATTAACTAGTAAATATTTGGGTGTTATATATGTAAAACATAAACATATGGTTAAAAGATGGTTGGCAGAGTTGTGTGTAGATAAAAAATTATATTGTTTGGGATTTTATTATACTGAAATTGAGGCGGCATTAGATTATAATAAAAAAGTTAAAAAATATTTTGGAGAAGATGCCAAATTAAATGTTATTTCTGATGAAGATATCGAAATTTCAAGAAACATTTCAGATAAAATGAAAAATGATTATTTATCTAAACAAAGTAGTAAATATAAGGGAGTTAGAATAATTCCAGATTCTGGAAAATGGTCTGCCAGATTTCAAATAAATAAGACAAGAATTTATTTGGGAACGTTTGAAACAGAGACAGAGGCAGCAATGGCTTATAATGAGGCTGCAATTGAATATTTAGGTTCAAACGCCTATCTTAATGAAATATCAAAAGAAGATATTGAAAAAATATGGGAAATGTAAAGGAGTAATAAAATGGCTGTAGTAATATCTAAAGCAAATACAATTTTAGATTTGCTTTTTGGACAAACTGCTTTTTCAAATTTATCAACAATGTATATGGGGCTATCCACGACCACGGTGCAATCGGATGGCTCCGGTGCCACAGAACCATCTACTTCAGGTACGGCCTACGCTCGTGTGGCAATAACTAATAATAAAACAAATTGGGGAGCGGCAAGCGCGGCATCATTAGCTAATGCAGTTGCAGTAACTTTTACGGAATCTACCGCTTCATGGGGAACTATTACTTATGTATTCCTTGCTGCTGGTGCAACTGCTGGTGTAGCAGACCTATGGTATTTTGAAGCGTTAACCACACCCAAAACTGTGCAAACCGCTACAACAGTTCAATTTGCTATTGGAGCGATTACCGCGTCAATGACAAACGCATAATAGGAGGCGTCATGTCGTCTCATTCATTTATTTCTTGCATAAACAATCAACATACTTTTACTTTGTATGTTGCTGGAATTAGTGTTATTTTAACGTATAATGTTAATTTTAGGCAATATTTTAGAATGGCGGTTAGTGCTATATTATTTAATATAGCACTAACTACAGCATTAAAAATAAAAAAAATAAAATTAACAATTAATAATTCATTAATAAAATTAACAATGAGTTTTATAATGCCGTTGAGAATAAAAAAAGTAACATTTAGTAATATTATGAAACAATTGTTAAAAATTATATATTCGGTGAATGTTCCAAGAGTAAGTTTTATATATAACATGAAACAATTATTAAAATTTGAATATTGGGGGCCAAAAATTCCAAAAATATCATTTTCGGCAACCCCAATTTTAGCACAATTCATTCCATTATCAACTCATGATCCAAAAACTTTGGTGACAATGGATTCAGAAACATTAATGGATTTAGACTATACGCTAGTCTCTTAAGGAGTACATGTAAATATGACAACAACAACTCCCAATTTGGGACTAAAAGAATACGATAGCACTGGTGATAGTAACCTTACATTTGCCGTTTGGCGTGCGGATGTTGCTGGAATAAGTCCTACCTCAAATATGGGACTTATAGACACATGGGCTGGTAATGTTAGTGGGTCTTTGGTGACATTAATGAATAGTCGTCCACCTTTTTATGTCGAAGGTATAATATATGATGCCAATAATTATGAGGTATTTAGTTCTGATATCTCTTCATATGGTATTCATATGATGCTTTCTTTGGCATTGGATACAACTAATGCTGGTTATATTAATATAAATATTAATTCACTTGGATTCAAACCATTACAGAAAGTTAGTAGTGGAAGTTTAGTTGCGTTTTCTGGTGGGGAATTAGAGGTTGGAAAACGATATTTGTTTCAATATAATGGTACTAGTTTTGAATGGATATATGCTGCTAGTAGTGGGGGTGGAGCACCAACTGATGCTCAGTATGTTTTAACTTCTGTAAATGGAACTTTAACAAATGGAAAAGTTATTACTGCTGGTAGTAATATTGAAATTGATAGTAGTGGTTCTGAGGTAATAGTTCATAGTACTTCTAGTGGTCAAGCTTTAGAAGTTGTTTCAGGCAGTGGTACTAATGTTGTTACATCAGGCTCAACATCAACAGTTAATTTATCAAACACTGGGATTAGTAGTGGTAGTTACAATCAAGTTGAAGTTGATAGTTTTGGTAGGGTTATTAGTGGGAGTGTTGTGGCTTCTGGCGGCGCTCCAACTTCTGCCAGCTATGTTGTTTTTTCCGCCGATGGCACGCTGACTAACGAAAAGGTTTTGACGGCAGGAAGCAATATTACAATAACAAGTAATGCATCGAGCGTTATTATTAATAGCAATAGTAGTGGATCTTCTCCATTAACAACAAAAGGTGATGTATACGTTTATGGATCAGCAAACGCCAGGCTTCCTATTGGTACAAATAATCAAGTTTTGACAGCAGATAGCGCTCAGACATTAGGGATGAAATGGGCAACTCCTGCCGCTTCTGGTGGGCTTACATACTCAGCCATTGCACCAACAACAGCAAATATTACGCTTGTGGAAGATTACGAGTACATGATTAATGTTTCGGGGTTGACCGCAGACAGAAATCTTATTTTTCCAACTCCAAGCGCTGCCGGTAAAAGGATAAAACTAACGATAAATGTAGGGGATGATACATATTACGGGGTATTGATTGGTGCTGCTACGGTAACAATTAACGGAGGTTCAGCGGCAACTGAGTTTATGCGATTGCGGTTAGCTAATCAATCCCTTGAGTTTATATCAACTTCAGTGACGAACTGGCAATGTAACATTCCTACTAAGTTTCTTATTGATAGAATTGTACTAGGTGCAGCTGCCTCATCTTTAGCGTTTGCAAATAATCCCCAAGTATTCAAAAATCTTGAACTATATGTGTCTGCAAGGACTGACAAAGCCGGAACTGGTGATGCTATTTTATTTACGTTCAACGGAGATTCTGGAGCTAATTATTATGGTTTACGCCCAACCATAGCGCATTCGGCAACGTTAACAACGGCTGAACAATTGGGTACTAATTATGCAACTATTGTTACAATAACCGGAAATAATGCGCCTGCCAATAGTTTCGGCGTTGGGATAGCAACTATTTTTGATTACACAGCTGCAAAAAGCAAGATTGTTAGGGCTTACGGTTTTGCTTTTCTAGGTACGTCAAGCGGATCTTTATACCAGCGCGATGGAAACGGAGTATGGAACTCTACATCAGCCATTACAAGTATGTCAATGACTCCTGAGTCCGGACCTAACTTTATGGCGCTGACAATCGCAGAACTATATGGGGTTCAATAAAACGATTACACTAATAGGAGGCGTATGAAAAAACTCATATTTGACGTATCAAGCTACCAGGGATTGATTGATTTTGACAAATTGCTCTCCGGTGACAAAGAGAAACTGGCGGCGATGATTATCAGGCCTGGTATTTCGTGGGGTATGTAGATAAGCACTTTATACGCAACTATAGCGGTATAAAATCTGTTGGCTTACCGGCATACGATAGTGGAGATCATTTGCATTTATCTACAGTTGGATACATATTTGTGGCGACTGAAATTTTTAATACAGTTGATTTTTAATAAAATAACCATTTCATGTAATTTCGAAAGGGATATACTAAAAATATATCCCTTTATTGTAATATAAAATTAAGGAGAAAATAAAAATATGCCCTCGACTACAACAAATTTGGGCTTGGCAATGTATGCCACCACTGATGGTAGCGCCCTATTCTCCGATTTCAGGGCGGCTATAGCTGGAACTGGCGCTACCTCGAATATGAAACTGATTGATACTTGGGCAGGCCTAGTTAATGGATCATTAGTGAATTTATCAACAAATAAGCCCGTTTATTCTGCTTCCGCAGTATATGTGTCTGCCAATTATTATGAGGCAACAAATGTTTCGATTTCAGCCTATTCTACCAACATGATTGTTGCATTGAGATTTGATACAACTACAAATGGTACGGTAACACTTAATATCAATGCGCTAGGAACAAAATCATTAGTTAAAGTTGATGAAAGTGGGAATTTAATTAATTTTACAAATGGTGAGTTGAAGAAAAATAAAGAATATTTATTTAGATACAACGGAACTCAATGGGTATGGATTGCAGGAACATCTATGGATCAAATTAGTACTAGTGGTAGTACAAATAATCTATTGATGATTAGTGGATGTGGGTTAATGATAGATAGCGGGGTTCAAACTTCTGCGTCTAAAGTTTTAGGCGGATCAATTAAAATTGATAACACTTTGAGATCTACTAGTGGTTCATTGGGTTTGGATACATCTGCATTAACTACAAATTATTTAATCACGATGAAAAGTAGTGGATGTTTGGTAAACAGTATTGTTTCTGCATCATCTGCTAATTTAATTAGTGGTAGTGGAAATAGTGTTGTTGGAAATACAAGTGCATCCAATATCAGAATAGATATAAATGTTGCATCCCCATTGAGTGTTGCTGGTTCACAAATATCACATGCAAATTCTGGAGTTTCTGCCG